ATAGGTTTTAGTTTTAAATGTTCTGTACAGTATCTTCTTAAAGGACTTGGTAAAAGATTATTTTCTGGTAAAGAAACGACATCTTCAAAAGACAAACCTGTTACCCAGTTTATTTTACTACCAATAAATTGCTCTAAATCTAACATTGTATATATAATCTTATCCATTTCTAAAGTACCTATAAAATCTTGACCTATTTTATCACTTACTACTTGTCTTATTTTCTTGTCTGGAAAAATACAGTTCTTATCATTTGTTCTTACTAAAGCAAATACATTATAGTCAGCAGGATAATTAGCTGCTATGTAAGATGATGTTTTGCCACCACTCAAGCTATTAACTGTTTTCATATTTTTGTTTTAGTTTTTGTTTTACATTCATATTTTTCTGCAGATGAGAATGAATTTTACTCATACCCTTATCAGTTTTTTTTCTGTTTCTTTCCCAATTCCTTATGGCAGCTTTCCAATCTTTCATCTTTGTCTTACCTACCATCCAACCTTTGCTCTGGTAAAAATCATAGAACTGTTCTGCATTAATTCCATTATCCCTTAAAAGACAATAATCTTTTATCTCAATAACTTTAGGTACAATAAAATTTTTCTTTTTTATTATTTTTTCTTTTATTATACTTGTATTATTAATACTTGTATTATTATCCTTAAAGTTTTCTTTAATACCCCCCTTTAAGTTTTCTTTAATACCCCCTTTAAGAATACTTATATACCTCTTATCAATTTCTTTAGTACCCTCTTTATATGTGTAACTGGTTGATAGATAACCACTTGCGACTAATTCGCTTATCCACTTAGAGATAGTTACTTTACTCTTGTCATATAGATCAGCAAAATATTTATTAGTTGCAAAGCAAAAGCCATTCTCATTAGTAAGGCAAGTTATCTCACCATAAAGCAGTTTCGCATTAGCTGATAAATTTTTATCATATCTAACCTCAGCAGATATAATAGCATAGTAAGTTGGTTTCTGTTTCATAGTTTAAAAAAAGAGAGAGAAGGCAAAAAACATTTAATCACATTGTAGGCAAAATTGCCAACCTTCCCTCTCTATATTATTTAAAATGGTAAGTCATCTTTAGTATCAGTATTATCTACTGTTTCTTGTTTAGGTGGCTCGTATGTATTCTCATATGCATAGTGAGTAGCACCCTTCTCAGAAGGTTCTTTTCTCTCGCATATTACAAGTGAACACCAACCTTTGTTTTCTATTGCCTTAAGCTCTTCCATTTTAAAGTTAGCTACAAGCATAGAGCCATATTTAGTTTTAATTTCTTTAATACTACTAGGCAAATAATTTTTCTCTTTTGTCATTTCTACGTTTTTTTAGGTTATATAATTTGGTTAATTCTAAATTGTTTACTCTGTTTTGTTTTTCCAAAGCATCAATCTTTTCATCTAATGTTACACTCTCTATTCTACTTAAAATTTTCTTATACAGTTCTGAATCAAGCACATAGATTTTTTGGTAAAATTCTACTTGTCTGTAGTGATACAGTACAGATGCATGATGCAGATTTGTTATATCTCCAATCTCATGTAGTGTTAAATCAAATATTGTTTTAAGAACAAAAATATACATACGTTTAGCTTGTATAAAGTTTTTCCTTCTTGATCCTAAAAATATTTCATCTTCGGCAACATTAAATTTCTTTACTAATTCTTTAATTATTACTTCATGAAAGTAATGACTAAATTTTAATTTTGTTTTGTTTTCTTCGTTCATATTTATTATTTTAAATCGTATTCTATTATATCTATTACATCTTTTACACTCATATTAAAGTGTTGAGCAATAATATTCATGTGATAGTATCTAAGCAATGTTGTGTCAAGTATATATCTTCTGGCAGTTACCTCACTTACATCAAGTAAAAAAGAAAATTGTCTTGTAGACATTCCTTTAATCCTTAAAAATGCTTCAAACTCATTATGAGCTTCCCTGATATGTGAAAATTTATATTTCTTTGTCATCAAACATTCCGTTTCTAGCCATTAATTTGTATTGGTCTTTAGGGTCTGATGGTACTTGGTTTTGTAATATATCTAAAATAATATCATCAGCTTCTTGTTCTGTAAAGTTTGCTAAATTATTTATGATATAAGACTGTTCTTCTAAGGGTATTGCAGACCTATGTAATCTGGTTTCAATGGTAGCCATTTGAAATAATGTTATCTCAGATGGCTTACCATCAAGAACCTCATCTAACCAATCATCGTTCACTAATCTACCATCTCATCTTGACCAAAAGCACCTTGCTCATAGAACCCTGCTATCTTAAGTACAACACGACTCATAGCCCTCTTCTCTGCCATAGCAACAGGAAACTTTTTTGCACCACCCATTAAATTATTATCAGATGCTTCACCAAAAGACATCATGTTAATTGGTTTATTATTTTTGCTTTGCATTGATGCAGCAGCTCTAATAACAACATTAATATTGTCTTTCTTTAATTCTAACAATAAAGGTTCGTATGCAACAGTAATACCTTGTTTGCTTACAATTTTATCTATGCCTGATCTTGTTATAATAACGAAACCTCTTGGGTCTTTATGCACATCTTCTTTTACTAAACCATTTTCTAAAAATAGTCTTGTTAGTGCTTCCTTTCTAGTTTCTTTAATTTGTGGTTCTTGATTTTCTGAATTGTTTTTTTTATTTCTACTCATTATATTTATTTTTAGTTAATAATAAGCAAAATTATAAAATTGAATTAGACTACCAAACTTTTTTAACAATATTTTAAAAATAATGTGTGATTCTTGCTACTTGACCACTATTTTTCTCATGTAAAAAGCCCTCTACAGCTTTAGGAACACCAGTAAAACCTTTACGACTATGCCAACTGTCTGTACCTGATGGACTTCTGAGATATTCTACAGTAACACCAACATAATCTTTAGCATCTAACCACTTGTGTTTTACTTTGTGATGCAAATGATGTAAGTAAAAATACCTATACTTAGTTTCTGCCCACATCTTAGGTCTTTCTTGTGCCATGAGCAGAGGTAGATTAACCATCTTAGCACCATCACCATGCTCTAAACCAATTAGATTACTACCATACTGGTAGTATTTTCTATGTGCTACACTAATATCAAAATTTACATCATCATCTTTTCTAAACCAACTCTTTAAAGCATGAGCTAAGTGAAAGCCTGACTGATAATCGTGATTACTCATACTATGTAACACATCTACTGGTGCAATATGTCTTAGCATCTCTATACATTTTACATATAACATAAGAGCAACCTCAAAATGCTCCCACCATTTACCATCTACATCTTGTCTTGTACCTGCAGTAGTTTGGTTGTATACATTATCAATATGTAAAATATCGTTTCCTATGCAAAATAATACCTTTTCTATACCAAAACCTGCAGACTTCTCTAAAAGTCCTTGTATGCCCTCTAAAACCCTATCTACAGCAGTTTCACAGTCATATCCATTGCCTGTTTCTAATTCTTTAGCATATTTACCAATATGTATGTCGGCAGGATTGATAACAAGTAGGTGATCATTTTCAAAATCTCTATCTATTTTTTTGTATGTAGGTGAGTAATCTTCTATAAGACTTTTTATCTTATCTAATATTTGCTCTTCATCTAAACCATACTCTTGTTTTGTAACTATAGAGAATCTCAGTTCACCACCCATGTTTTGCCAATGCTTGACACTAACAACATCTTCTTTGTTTATACCTCGTTCTTTTAAATGTAGCTCTAAAGCTGTATTGCCATTGATGTTTTCTACATCTATACCCCTAGATTCATTTATTAATTCTACTTCTTCAGCAGAAAGTCTTAATCTTTTACCTTTTAATTTTGTCATGTTTTTTGATTTTTAGTTTTGCTAAATGTAAGCAAAATATTAGATGCTTCTAAAACAAAAATGGGATGTTATTAACACCCCACTCTTGAAACTAAAAACAATTATCCAACCAGAAAGGTTGATAGAAGCACAAATGTAACTATTTTTTTAGATTACAATTACACTTTTCACAATTTTTTTCAAATACTGAAAACAGTAATGGTAAGACTGCTAAAAAACTTAAACCCAAATTCATATATGTGATGCCATTTAACGATATATCTGCACTAGCAGCTATAACTAACACCCCACTTATTGTTCTCTTAGAAGAATACTTACCCTTAGTGTCTTTAAACAATTCTAAAACTGACTTAACAATTTCAGTAATTGGACTTATAGCTTGTTTAACCAAGCTACCAGTAATCATATCTACTATCTTACTCATTATTTCTTAATGTCAGCAATTCCCTGACCTAGAATTAAAGTAAGTATTGCATAGTAAACTTTCTCTACTTCTGCTTCTGATAGACCTAGCTTTGCTGCTGCAAATGGAACAAATACTGCAGATACTGCATACCAAAACTTTTTTGAGTCAAACATTTTT